AAGCAAGAACAAAAAGAATTTCTTTCACGCCCAACCGACGGCAACATCATGCGACTTGCGCAGGCGATACTTGCCGGTGATCCACATATCCGTTGGCAAATCACACACGCCATGCGTAACCTGGCGAAGTACAGTTTCGTGAAAGACCTAACGGTGGGTGAGTTGTTCGAGGCAGTGAATATGATTAGCGAAAAAAAGATATAGTTAAACCACCGCCAAAGGAGCGGCTATCAATACAATGAACATCGATCCAAACACACCACAGGCAGCAGACAGCCAGGAAACAGAACAAGCAGCAGCAGAGCAGGCCACTGAGACAGAAACAGGAGCGGCTGAGTAAAAACAAAAGGGCCGATGCTGGCCGGCCCTTCTTTAAGAGATCAAATAACAACAATATAAAGTTATGGAAACGAAAGCAATTGCAAAACGAAATTCGAAGCATGAAGTTTCGGCGCCACCAACACCTCTGCAATTATTAGCCCAGGCAGTTGAAAAAGGTGTCGATCTCGACCAGATGCAAAAGCTAATGGACTTGCAGGATCGCTGGGAAAAGAAGGAAGCAAAGAAAGCATTTCTGGATGCGCTTTCTTTATTTCAAACGAAGGTTCCCGTTATTCAGAAGAAAAGGATTGCAAAAATAAACTCTCCAAAGGGCAATTACTTATACAAGTTTGCCGACCTCGGCACCATAGCAAATGCGATTAAAGAGCCTTTAAAAGAATGCGGGCTTTCCTACAGGTGGGAGTTTCAGCCCAATGGCGGTAACCTGAAAGTAACCTGTTTCCTGAGCCACCGGGACGGCCACGCAGAAACAACATCGATGGAAGCAGGCAGGGATATGTCGGGGGGTAAAAACGATATTCAACAGATTGGTAGCACTCAAACCTACCTGCAGCGGTATACGCTTATTGGCGCCCTGGGTCTATCTACCGCCGATGAAGATAACGACGGGCGCGGCAATCCTACTGCCAACCATGTTCAACCTGAGCTATCCGAAGAAGAAGTACTCGCTCAATGGAAGCAGTCGGTGGACGGCGCAACCACGCGTGTTGAGTTGTCCGGGCTATATAAAAGTAATCGTAAAGCGGTAGATGAAAATGAAAAGATAAAAGCAATCTTCAAAGCCCGTCAGGAAGAATTGCCGGTTAACAACGCTAATATCAGCCTGCCATGAATATTTCAAAGTATAAATTTTACTCCGCCGACCAGCTGCAGGAACTATCCAGCAACTTCATTGTGAGTAAATGGAGTTACAGCCGGGTTGATCAGTATTCCCGTCATCAGAAGGCTTTCGAGATGCGGTACATCTATGGAATTTTTGGCCGCATCTCTGCCACGACAATTGGTGGCATTGGGTACCATGATGCGTTAAAATATTATTGGATCGAGAAACAAAAGGGGAATGTAATTGATTTGGTTGACTTGCAAAAGGTTGCCTATGCTTCAATCGATGAAATAGAAGCCAACAAATGGAAGTTGCAGAAAACCACCCCTACCATGGAGAAAGCCCAGGCAAAGGCTACCGCTATAGCCACAGCACTCCTGGAAAACTTCGCTGGTGAAAAAAGCACCTACGAAGAAGATGTAGCCGAGATATTGGGTGTTGAATTGCGTATTGATGACTTTGTTATTGTCAACGGTGTTGAAATTCCTTTACCTCTTACGGCAATATTGGACCAGGTTGTAAGAACAAAAGAAGGCAAGATTGCAATCATTGACCATAAGTCCCGCGCTAAGTTTACGGATGACGAAGAAATGAAGCTCAGTATCGGCACCCAGGCCATTACGTATGTAATAGCCTATGAAACAGCATTCGGTGAATCAGTTGACGAAGTATGGTTTATTGAAAACAAGCACAGTAAAAACCAAGATGGCAGCCCGCAGATTGTGAAGCATAAAGTAGTGATTGATAACGACACTCGCCGGCTGTATGAAGCCCTATTGTATGAGCCGCTTCAGCAGATGTTAAAGGCAGTAAGTAACCCGGATCACGTTTACACGATCAACCATAGCGACAACTTTGTTGAAAAGGGGGAACTGTACAACTTCTGGTGTATGACTATGATCGCGGAAATCGGTGACTTTAATATTGAGGATGGCAAAAAAGAACTTGTAGCCATGCGGTTAAAGAAAATCCGGGACGCCGCATTGGCCACTGTCACCCCGACTATCATTCGCAACTTCAAAGCCAACGCCTCGGAATTTATTCAATACGATTTAAGCTCAAAAGATATGTCACAGGAACAAAAGATAGAACACGCTTTGCGTAATTTCAAGGTTATTGCCCGTGTGGCTCACTCCTTTGAAGGTTATTCATCCAATACATATTTACTCGAAGTATCAGCAGGGGTTAAAGTAGCCTCGGTATATCAATACCGACTTGATATGGCCAATGCATTGGATGTGGCCAATGTTCGTATATCAAAAGACCTGGTTGTTTACGAGGGAAAGTCTTACCTCTCGCTGGATATCGCTAAAAAACGTGACCGCTTCCTTTATTTCGAACCATCAGACCTGCAGGTGATGCGTATCCCATTGGGTAAAGATAACTTCGGCAGAACTATAGTATGGGACCTCGAAAACGAAAGTACTCCCCACATGATGGTGTGTGGAACTACCGGTAGCGGTAAATCGGTTTTCATAAAGAGTTCCATAGAATATGCGTTGCTGGCCGGCGTGGAAGAAATCTATCTCCTTGATCCCAAAAATGAGTTCGGAAAGTATCGCCGAGCTGGCGTAACTGTTGTTAGCGAAATTCTAGAAATTGAAGAAACCATGAAAGCGCTTGTTGATCGTATGGAGCAAATGAAGAAAGATGGTGAACACCAAAAGATACTGGTAATATTCGATGAGCTTGCTTATGCGATAGCAATTGGCCGCAAAGGTAAGCAGCTGGACATCATGGAAAATGTGCAAGTCGGCAATTATGCTCCCAAGAAAGATCCTTTGTTTGGCATGATGATTCCCGGAGCGCCAAAGTACAAATTGCAGAAGGTAGGAGAAATAAAAAGCCTTGAACAGAACATGGCACTTATTGTTCAACTGGGCCGCTCCATCGGCTTCCGGGTAATCGCTGCTATGCAAAGAGCGTCTACCAAAATAATAGACGGCGATGCTAAAGTAAACTTCCCAATACGAATTTGCTTTCGCGTAACGTCTGAAGTTGACAGTCGTGTTGTGCTGGATGAACCGGGCGCAGAAGCGCTTTCGGATAAAGGCGACGGACTTATTATATCTCCTGAATACATGGGTACCACCCGCTTCCAGGCTTATTTCATTCCTGATAAGGTGATCACAGCACATCATGATGCCGATTTAAACGCAACCATTGTTCAATAAACCTTAATCCTTTACCATGGCTTATTCAACCATACGCCCAAAGATGGCCATCTGCCCGATGTGTGGTAACAGTAAGAAGGTACCCACAACAAAAGGTCTTTGCCATACCCATTATTGGAACCAGAATAGGATGAAGTCGGCAGCAAAGTTCCAAGCTAAAATGGAAGGCGGTGAAGACAGGGCTATTGTTATTGGTGACGTAGATGCAATCTTTTCCCAGGTCGTTCGCCTGAGCAACGCAGACGAACACGGAATGGTTCAATGTTATACCTGCCCATCTGTGTTGAACTGGAAGCAAATGCAATGCGGCCACTTCATTCCCCGCATTCACATGTTCACTAGGTTTAGTGAGGAAAATTGTAAGCCCCAGTGCCCAACATGCAACATGATGAAGGACGGGAACCTTATCGAATTTGCGAAACACCTGGAACTGGACCGGCCCGGATCGGTAGAAATGCTGGAAGAGCAGTCGCATAATGTATACCACTATGAAGTGGACGAATTAAAGGCAATGATCGGTGATTATGCCAACCGAAAAAAGCTACTGTTAAAGAGCATCTATCAATAATTTTTTCACTTTAAATAACCATCAATGAAAGCTTTAATGATCGACGAGAAGGATGCAAAAGAACTGTATCCTACCGCCGCCCCAGTATGGAAAAGATCGCTGGAAAACACCTTTGGAAAAGAGTTCTTTAACCAAAGGATCACCGATCGCGTAAAAACCTTTGAAGATGCCAGTGCGGTGCTTGGCATCGATCCTGACGATGTTGTTCATTCTTCTGACGATGCCGACGACCAGGCGTATAAAAAGCTAAAGGTTATTGCTCGTGCGCTCAATGAAGGCTGGGAGCCCAATTATAATGATGGCAATCAGCGCAAATGGTATCCATGGTTCTTGATGAATGAACCCGGCTTTCGCCTGCTCGTTGTCGACTACGGTTACACGAGTTCGACTGTCAGCGCCCACATTGTTTGATGTAATAGAAAAGACGGCCTGTTTGTGATCGATAAGCGAACAGTACGCGGGGAGTATGGTAACACTTATATCAAAAAGACCTATAAAAGCCAAAAAAATAAATGTGGATAATCCCTTCAAATCTCCCGCTGTCATCTCGTTCTGCCCTGGAATTCTTGGGATCGAGCGAGGACTTAAAAGAGCTGGCGTCCATCCCCGTGTCGTGGCCTACGTGGAAATCGAAGCCTTCATCATTGCAAACCTGGTTGCGGGCATGGAAGCGGGTATACTGGACCCGGCACCTATTTGGACGGACGTTAAAACCTTCCCACGTGAATACTTTTTCCGTCGCATACATGGAATCATTGGAGGTTATCCCTGCACACCTTTTAGCCTCGCGGGACAACGCAAGGGCGAGAACGATGACCGACACCTTTGGCCGTATATATCAGCAGCTATCAGCTCAATCGAGCCTATTTGGTGCTTCTTTGAAAACGTCGACGACCACCTTTCAATGGGATATGACATTGTTTACAAAGACCTACAAAGAATGGGTTACCGGGTTGAGGCGGGAGTATACTCGGCGGAAGAAGTTGGCGCAACTCATGAGAGACAACGATTGTTTATCATGGCCATCGCCTCATGCGAATTGTGGGACAGGAGCTGGGCTCCATGGAGAGGGCGGAATGAACATTCAAACAGCAGTGAAGAACTGGCCAACGCCAGCGGCAAGGGATACAAAGGGCTGCAATCGGGACTGGTATCAAGGGAAGGGACGAGAATTTCAAGATCAATTGCCAAACGCTGTAAGAAGGGTGGAGCTGACTGGCCAGCAGGACAAGGAATCTATCAACACTCATGGGAAGAACCGCGCACAGTTGAATCCGGCCTGGGTAGCGCAATTAATGGGTACAACTTTAGAGAAGATCTTCTTCGTGCCCTTGGCAATTCAGTGGTTGAGCAAACAGCAGAATTAGCATTCATTGACCTTTTACAAAAGCATTTAAAATGGATTTAGACCCACAACCCAAACCATTTGATGAAGACCCGGATTTGTATACCGGTTGCTTTGATTATTAAACTCTATAGCGCTTAAGTATTCCCGGCGCTTTAAAATGGGGAGTGCAACTATTATTCATTCGTCGTACTTACCAGCCCTGATAACAAGGGGCTGGTTTTTAAAAAGGGTAGCCATGTTACCAGAACTGACAGACCAAAGTTTAATGCCGTTCGGCGCTTTCAGGGGCCATAAGTTGGCCAATGTTCCAGCCTGGTACCTACTTAAGATAAAAGACGAAGCCTATGTCTTTGCCAACCTTAAGAAGTATATCGAAGACAACAAGGACATATTGGAAGCTGAAAGGAAACGAGCGAACCAGGCCATGAGAAGATAACCAGTAATTACCCAACCTATAAAAACCTGATTTGTGGCAAAAGATCCAGCAGCACTATTTTACATCGATACCTGGCTCGTAGCAACGGCAGAAATGAAATCTGAATGCCGTGGTTGGTATCTCAACTTAATTCTTCATCAGTACGATAAGAAGGACCTGCCCAACGACATTGAAGAACTGGCCACCCTGGCCAATGTTCGAGTAAGCGAATTTGAAAAATTTAAGGACACATGGCAACAAGTGTTGCAACACAAGTTTAAACAAAACGCCAACGGAAGGCTGGAAAATGCCACCGCGGCTGAAATACTTCGCGGCCGTGAACAATTTAAAGACGAGCGTTCTAAAGCCGGTAAGATGAGCGTTTTTGTAAAGTTCATCCGCGCCAATTTATGTAAAGACGAAAACGCCATTTTCTTTATAAAAAAGAACGTTGATTTAACACATGTTGATGTTAATAATCAACACATGTTGGAACAAGTGTTTGAACAAATGTTTCAACTATATATAAATGGAAATGGAAATAAAGATTTAAATGGATTTAAAGAAGGGGGTACGGGGGAAACAAAACCCGTAGAGCCTGTTGGTATCGTGCCTGCCATGCTCCAGCAATTCAAAGATTCAAACCCTGATTATCCATCCGACCAAAAAGCCGATTTCCCTGCACTGCTTTCTATCGGAACCAAAATAACCAAGTGGCAAAAGCTACCAGGAGACGTTACAACGCCTAAAAACGCCGAGACGATAAAACGTCGGTGGGGCGAGTTACTGCCCTTTATTCGGGCTCATACGCTGTTTGGCGGCTATTCCCTTCAACAGGTAGAAAAATATTTTCAAAGCATTGTTCAATCTTACAATTCCCCAAATGGAAAAAAGAACGCAGGAAACCAAGCCAATAAGCAAGTTATTGCCACAGAACACACCGGACTTTAGCGACATCGAATTGACGCCCGAAGAAGTTGAGAGTGCTTTAAATCAGGCCCGCATGTTGAAGTTCCGGGAGCAGGAAGAACAGAAGAAGAAAGATAAAAAGAAACAAAAAATCCAAGAGCTTATGACGCCATGGACAACCGACGAACTCCGCATGCATGTTAAGGCCCGTGCAAAATCATTACCGTTTTACTTTGAGGTCGATGATGATAACCGGGAGGTGTTCGAGCTGCTTTGCTTGTACTTTTCGGGCAACCCAGAATTTGAAAAACATGGTTTCAAGAACAAGGAAGGCGCAATAGTTCAACAGTACTCACTGAAAAAAGGGATTTGCCTACATAGCAGGGAGCGTGGTACTGGAAAAACGGTTCTAATGGATCTTTTTTCCATTAATCGCCGGTCCTGCTTTGTTGTAATCCCTACCGCAAAAATTTCACGCTTTTTTGAAGAAGATGGCGATAAGGTTATTAACCGATTCAGTGTGCCATGGGCATGTGAGCGTATTCCCCAATATTTCTATCAAAGTCCCATCGGTATTTGTTTCGATGATTTCGGCGATGAAGAAACGAAGGTTCATTTCGGAAATCGTGAAAATGTAATGGGCAGGATCATTACTGCCATTTACAGCGATAATAGCCATGATGCGTTCCCTTTGTTTCATATGACAACCAACTTAATAGGAGATGAAATCGAGGTCAAATATGACAAGCGAGCACGTTCACGTATGCGGGAAATGTATAACTGGATCGAGCTACCAGGTAAAGACAGGAGGCGATAATGAACCTGCAAACCTTACCCTTACCAAAGTTGAAAAAGAAGGCGCAGGCAGTCTTCAACACCTATATCCGGTTGCGGGATGACAGCAAAGGATGTATCAGTTGTGGTAAGCCAATAAAGCATGCGGGTCATTATTTCAGTGCTGGGCACCATTCAGCTTTATGCTTTAATGAGGTAAACACAAATGGCCAGTGTGTAAGGTGCAACCGGTATTTATCTGGTAACCTTATTAATTACCGGGTAGGACTGGTGAAAAGATATGGTGAAAAGAAAGTATTGTTACTCGAATGGGCCGCCAAAAAGCCACATAAACGATGGAAGCGTATAGAGTTAATTGCGATAATCCAGTATTACGAGGAAGAAACCAAAAAATTGATTCTGTAGCATGTATGTCCAGTTGATTATAAACGGAGTGATTAAAGACCTGTGGTACTTTGATAATGGGGATTTCCCTGAAATCTATAGCGAAGTAGGTCATGCAGAAAGAAAACGGCTATGGGATAAGATAATTACTGAATGCAGGGACAAAGCCAGTGCGGTGATCTACCAGGTGCCTTACGAAATGTATATAAACATTCGTCCCAGGGTCCAGCCTAAAGATATCAGTGATGAAGAATATAGAGAGTTTGAAAAGATGCTGGAAGAAAAACAAAACAATTTTATTGCAAAAATTAAAAGACGGTTCTTATGAACAAAGTTGGAAGACCCAAAAAGCAACCAATATTGCCAACGCCAGATCAGGAAAGTTGGCTTAAGGAAAATTATAACCTGTATGTACGGGATTACCTGGCTGAAAAACTTGGGATCAATAGAAGGCTGTTACAGGAATGGTTCAAGTATTTAGGGCTCAACATAAAGGCGAGGCCGATTGCTAAAGTAATTAAGGAGCCAAAGCAAATTATTCGGTTCAAGCCAGTTGGTAAACCTCCACGGGTTCAAGCAGATCATACCAACATGAGCCGCGAGCAACGTATTGATTACTGGCTTAATTACCCAATTTAAAAAGTTGATATGATACTAAAAGACCTCGAACCCGGCGACAAGTTCGTACATGCGAAAAGCAAAGCCAAGCACCCGAAACAATTCCTGGTAAAAGGTAATTGCATGTACAATGTGGGACACGGTAGCTCGACCAGGCAGTGCGTAGACCTGCTAAAACAAACAATAGTCGGTAAGTCTTGCAAGCTGGAAGTAAAGAAGATTGGCGAAAGCCTGCATAAGAAAAAAATGTTGGAACAAGCAAAATCAAAATTATGAAAGTATTTTTCTCTACGCTCGCTATAACTTTTTTACTGGCTTACCTGGCTGATATGCGAGTAACATTCAATCCTTTTAGTATTTCATTCGGTCATGGCTGGTTGGTATTGGGAATCATATTCATCATGTGCGGATGTATATGTATGAAAGCTCAATGGTACAGCGATGGGCTGAAGCGAGGCGCTGAGATCAAGAAGGAGGTAATAAAAGAAATTGAAGAATAAAAAAATAATGAGACTACCGGTAAACCTGATTTACAACTTAACAGAAAATAAAATGATTCCTGTAACTCTTACTATACGCTGGCCTGAATTACTGGGTGAAACAAAGGGCGATATGCCCGATGAGATCCGCCGCAAACGCTGGGAAGAATGGAAGGCATTATGCGCACAGCAACCGGATGGACAGGATTTCATTGAACACTGGACAGGCTGCGACGAGGCTTGTTTAGGCTGCAAGCACCGGCAGGGGGACTGGTGCGCTCACCAACACCTACCATGCACTGTAAACCCGATACTTACCTTCTACGACAATCAAAAAGGTATAGCCTGCATGGGCGTAGGTTATGAACCAGGGCAAATGAATATGTTTTAAAACCTGATTTACAAACATAAAACAATAGAATGAAAAAAAGACCATTTGAAATATTCGACATTATGAACCAGGCTGATGAAGCCAACAAAACGAGCATGGTTGCAATATCTCCGTCACTGGTTGAAGCAAGAACAGCAAAAGGTGGCGGTCATGTAACAATGGGTGTTCCCGCTGAAGTGATAACACAGCTATTAACCGGCGACCGTAAGGCCGTTCTGCTAGTGTTTGATAAGAAAGAATATGACCGGATTGACAAAGATTCTCAAGTGTAACCCCTCACCCTGCAATACATGTGATTCCATTTATTTTTAATTCAAACAACTCATTGATATGATTACTAAACAAACTTGTTACCACATTTGGAACTGCCATAACGAGATTGATAAGGCCAACGAAATACTAAAAGCAATGGCTGAAAAACTGGCTAAAGATGAGACTAAGAAGGCGCCCGAGCTGGATGACGGATTTGGAAGGTCGCGCGGATTGCAATTAGGTGTCCCGTACAGCGATAGCGGCCACACTTTGTACGATGTAGGCATTGAAATGGGCGTTAAGGTCATCGAACAGCACATCAAAGATAAGCAGGCCCGGCTGGCGGAACTTATGGCCATCGCCAAAATTGAACTAAGTGCATAGTGCCACTAACCCCGATTCAATAACCGCTTAATAAATCTAAAATGTCAACAAAGAAAATTCAAGTACCGAAAGCAAATAAAGGTAAGGGATATGTGGGCGTTTGGCGGAACGGTAAAATAGGATGGTTTTTGCCAATGTTTATTCAGGGACCTAATCGATCAGCTGAGATGCCCAATTCGAATTCCAGTCTTAATGGGGAACGCGTATACCTGTGCGAAATAACTATCAAGCCCATCCTTGACAAGAACGGCAGGCCCAAAACAAAGCTCATTAAAAACGCCAAGCCATGACACAACCAGTACACCTACGTGAAACCTTCTATGCGGTGGAGGTGCCTGCGCCTGATCATGCAATCATAGCCGGGAACACAATCACCTGGGAGAAGCCGGAAGGGAACGGCCGGGGTTTCATAGCCTTACCACCTGGCACCTGGAAGATCATCTGCACGAGCAAGGAGGCAAAGGAGGACGAGTGCGCAATTATTGCCGGGTTGTCATTTCAGGATGTAGTACACGGATGGAGCCGCACTTTCTTTCATGACCTCCTTGCCTCCAAAGGACTCGATCCGAAAAATATTTTAGTAATTCAAAAGATGTAAAGTATGGCAAAGACTAAACTAAAGCCAGGTATTCACCTAATGAAAACACAGGAAATGAGGGGGCTATGCGGTAATATACCTTACATAAATTGGTACTGGCACATCGTTTCCAGTAACGGTCGCATCATAGCCCGAAGTGAGACGTATAGCAGCAAGATGGCAGCGGTGAAGAGTATAAAGCTAACGGCGCAGATGTTTTATATGCAGTTTCAGGATAACGGCGACACTGCCTACTTCGACCACAGCAAACCAGATTCACCACTTAAATCGTACCTGTAATGGATACTCCTACAATAGAACAGATAAGAGTTGTAATTGCCAGATTTATGGGCATGGAGGGGACTGACGTCTTTTTAAGTCAGAATTACCAGTATGATAAAAGCTGGGATTTATTGATGCCAGTAATCGAGAAAATATCGAAAATTCCATTATTGGAATCTGATGGAACGCCTTGCGCTGATCCGCAAGAAACGTGCTGGCCCCGCACATTTGGGATGCCAACGGAAGACGGGAAGCGTGTTATGTTCAGATTTAATAGTTCGGTATGCCATGAGGATATAACACTTATCAATGCGGCTTTTAACGCCTGTTATGACTTTATCCGTTTTGAGAACAATAAACAAAAAGGACAATGAGTAAAGAGATAGTTGAAAGCAAAGTTGTTTGCCCAAAATGCAAATCAAAAGATTTGTTTTTGATTGAAATATGGAAAGACTCTGGGATTACATGGGAACAGATTGGTGGTAAGTTTGATAGGAATGACGGCGTATTAGAACATGGTGGCCCATATAGAGTAGAAGCGAGATGTAAAAAATGCGATTATTACTGGAAAATAAAAAAGGTCACAGATATACATGAAGTAATAAAATGAAACGCGACTACCTTAAACACCTTGGTTTCACAACACAAACAATATGTATGAGTAATAGAAAAGCATGCCCAGAATTTCCGCATTTCGGTGCAAGATATCCAGATGCTCGTTGCATTGATGGATACCTATGGGATTTGGATTCAGACGAAAACGGTGGACTTACGCATGGCGGCGATGATCCTTGTCCATTCTGTAATACTGAGGCTTATATAGAATTTCGTATCGGGGAAGATGGAGAAAACCCAACAAGAGCGGAAATTGAAAAACATATCGCTGCTTTACGATTAAGATATGAATACCCAGGCTAACCACCTTTCACACTAAACAGCAATAAGTATGAGCACCGAGTATATTGTAACCCAGCCGCGCCAATGGATACGTCCAGAAATTCATAGACGTATGTCCTTTGCCTATGAGCGTGGAGAGCATTATTATAAAGCGATTGGCTTTGCATTGAAAGGCGGGAATATCTTTTCATGCAGAGCTACAAAGAAGTGGTTACAGGCAAGGCGCATTTATATGCATTATCAAAACGATTTTCAAACAAAACAAAATTTGCCGTTATCAAAATGAACCCCAACACACAATTACCGGCTGAGTGGAAAAGTCAAATTGAAAATGAGGCAGAGTATCGTGCTTCACTTCAATTTCATAAAAAGTACAGTAACGATCAATGGCAAGCCTGTGTTATAACATACAGGCAAGGTGCCACCGCCTACGCCACTAAGGCTTACCAGGCGCAGCAGGAAAATGAAATGCTTAAAAAGCAGGCTTTAGATATGTCAATGTCTTGGTATAGTCTTCATTGCTGGCAAATGAAGGCGCGGGATATTATAGAATCACTTTATGATAGATTTATAGGAGCAGCAGAGATGGCGGGTGACGATACTGATCATAAACTATTGAAAAAGGCTACAGTACTTTTTGAAGATTTTGGAGGCATCAAGGCGAAAACAGAATACGATGCCCTTCAGCAGGAGATCGAAGAGCTGAAGCGCTGGAAGGAAGAAGCGAAGAACCTTCTCGAAAAAGTAAAACACCGACATGAAGGAGGCTATAGCCATATTCGATGGCTGGGAGAAACAAAGCCCACGGGAATTTGTAAAAGACGGCTACTTGCGATACGTATGGGAATTTAAGTATCATAAGAGCTGGGATGAATTGATGCCAGTAATCGAGAAAATATCGAAAATTCCATTATTGGAATCTGATGGAACGCCTTGCGCTGATCCGCAAGAAACGTGCTGGCCCCGCACATTTGGGATGCCAACGGAAGACGGGAAGCGTGTTATGTTCAGATTTAATAGTTCGGTATGCCATGAGGATATAACACTTATCAATGCGGCTTTTAACGCCTGTTATGACTTTATCCGTTTTGAGAACAATAAACAAAAAGGACAATGAGTAAAGAGATAGTAAAAGATGAAATAAGCGAAGATCGCCAGCGAAAATATTGGAACCTTTCTGCGTTCTACAACCATGTTAAATGGATAGAACAGAATGACCCAGAAACCTGCATAACTGATATAATCAATAGTTATCTGGATAATCAGGAATATGAGGCAAAAGCATGGCAGGAAATGGCAGATTATGAACATGAGGTTTGGCGGCATAACCAGCGGATTTTACGAGCGATTAAATCTGTCAAAGGAAAAACGTTTTACAAATACCTCCTTGAAATTATAAAGTCATATGACCGGGTAAAGGATGTATTTGAGATAGTAAGCGAACCATGTGGCGTTTGGACTGAAGAAAAGTACGGGCGAACGATAGGCGGTGTTTGGGTTGATCAATGGTCGGTCGGAATGGAAGGTGATAGTTTCGAAGGGTATGTATGGGTGCAACTGAAAGAAAATAAGTTTTTGAAAATTAGTTATTCAATGTAAACAATGAACCGCCTTCCCTACCTTAAACATCTTTCACAACACAAACAATATGTATGAGTAAAATAACAATTGAAGAACGTCTCAACGAAATCATCTCGGATAAAGACGACAAAATTGAAGCGTTAGAGCGACAAGTAGAAAATCTTACGGCTGATCTTAATTACGCAAACCATGCATGGCAGCACCACTTCGCTTTCCAAAACGATGAGTTTTTCAAACAAATGCCATTCCCCAGGCTGGAAATGCGGCTCCGACGACTGTCAAAAGACAGTTGGTATAGTATCGAATGGGTGTATGGTCTGGTATATAAGCACGCCATTGATACATTCGGCGAAGATAATGACACCCTTCGGTTTATCCCCATCAGCAAAACAACATCTAACGGTGGCCGCGGAACGGTAGATAACTGGTGTAAGGACGGTAAGCTCAACCTGCCATTCCGTGATAGCCTACATATTCACGCCGAAAGCAAGATATTCAATTTACCAGCATTTATCATTTGCGAAGAAATTGGTGTGATAAATAAAATAGAACGGCAAACTGACAATTCAGAAGTACTATCAAAAATGAAATCCGATGGAACAAGAGAAAGACACACAATTACCAGCTGAGTGGCTGGAAGAAATAAAGCTATCAGCAAGGGCATTCGCAGGCGGTATGTGGCCAGCTGATACAAAGCACGATGAAAAGCAGCGGGAGTATGTGGCAGCAGTCCATAAAGCCGGTACCACTGTCTACGCCACTAAACTGTACCAGGCGCAGCAGGAGATCGAAGAGCTGAAGCGCTGGAAGGATGAAGCAAAGAAACTACTCGAAAAAGTAATCCACCGACATGAAGGAGGCTTACTCCCTGACCGGTTATTGTATAACGAAATAAAATCATTCCTTGATGGAACAAAGCATTAGACCCTTTAAGTCATTATCTGAAAATGAAATCATGGTTAAGGCTTACCATGCAATTGAAAAACCAAGTTCAGAGACAGCAATAGTACTTGCTGAAATTGGAATCAGGTACGCCGCTCTCAGCGCCAAAGTAGAGAGCTATAAAAGCGCGTTAGATGAAGCTAAAGACACCATAAACTGGATGTGGAAGCATATGAAGGAAGCAGACGGGCAGACATTGTTGCAGGTAGATGTTTTTAACAGGCCTGCGAATGCACTTCATATTATTGAGTCAGTCATCGAAAACAACTCCGAGGACTGGAAAACATTCACCACAGAACAGGTGCAGCCGAAGGTTAATGTAATTGAAACGTGGAAAGATGAAAAGGAACAAGTACCCCAGCAGGTCATTGGATGGCCGCTTAAGATCAGGGATAAAAAGAATGGATCAGTCCATGAAGCAAACAAGATCATCCATAATCCCGCTGATCCCGCTACCGGTCATGAAATCCATGTATGGTGTCACTCATGGTATGGTCATCATATCATCGGGAAGGATTGCGAATGGGCTATTGCTGTACCCCAGCAGGGGCTGGTATGGGTGAAGACCACAGAGCGCCTTCCAGGTTGGGCCCAGGTTGTCAAATGGAGGCATGAAGCTGGTGAAGAACTGCCGGGCATGAGTACCGTTAGCGACTTAACGGATAACGGGTTTGCGTCGCTGGAAGGGTTCGAATGGTTCGAATGGTTCGATGAAGGTGCCGGAAAGGAGGTAACCAATGGATAGGATTATTGTCCGTCTTGCTTGCCTGATGGCAATATCCGCATTGTGTTATTGTTTTGGCTGGGTACTGGGGTATATTTCTGGCAAGCGAAAGGCTGAGGAAACGTTTTGTGATAAGTTCTTAAATAATAACAAGGAGGTGAAGCCATGAGGGTAGATAAAAACAACTTCGTAACACCTGAGCAATTGAAAGCGTATGAAGAAATTGAATGCGATTCATGCGATAACGCCCATTGGAGCGCACCCTTAAAGGTAATAGAATGGCTCGATGAACGAGCAGGAAAGGAGGTAGCCAATGGGTAAAGATGTGCAATGCCCCTATTGCGGCCATGAATTGGAAATAAACCATGATGATGGCTACGGCTACGAGGAAGGTGTAATTCATAACCAGCAATGCGGTAAGTGTGATAAATATTTCACGTTTACAACGTCCATTATCTTCAGTTATGATGTTGCCGCAGCCGATTGCCTCAATGGTGCTGATCATCAATTTAATCCAACAACCACCTTCCCGAAAGAGTACACCAGGATGGTTTGCTCCGATTGTGGTGAGGCAAGGCCGTTGACTGAAGAAGAAAGGAAACGGTTCATTGACGATAAAAAAGGGTAATTACCCTATCCTATAGGCCCGCTCTTAACCTGTATACTCACGCCAAAACCCATCAACCCAGTACAATGAAAAACGCAACCAAACTCGGTGATCTGGAATTACAGGTCACCTTTTTATTTCCCGGTCAGAAAATTAAATACCGCACACTTACTTACCCTCAACGCTCAGGCAATAAGTATTGGGGCAATCGTTCCTGCCTGAACCTCTCTACCAACAAAGCAGAGAATCTGGAATGTAAAAAAGATGTGATCCACGTGGAACATAAATAACTGAATTTTCAGAAATTACTGAATATTACGAAATAATCATAATTTTGGGATAGATGGCAAATCAACGCATTCTAAAGTAGAATTTAATAGAATGGCATTTTCAAAAGGCAAATCAAAGACTGGTGGTAGAAAGAAAGGCGCTGCAAATAAAAAAACGGCTCTACTCGATGCTTTTGCCAAATCAATATGCGAAGGTGGTGCGGAAAAGTTTCAGAATGAGCTTATGAAGTTAAAGGGACAACAATTTGTTTATGCCTACCTGGCCATGTTCGAATACGTAAGGCCGAAACTAAGTCGTACGGAAGCGAAGGTAGAAGCTAACGTGAATCTAACCGATCAGCCAATCGTTTTCAAATGATCGAGGTTCAAGCTTTAGATCCGTTTAAAATCCTTTATAAGCTGCCATCGGGCATTAATATAATTGTCGCGATAGGTGGCCGCGGCGGCGCGAAAACGTATGAGGTAAGCAAATACATTGCGTTTAGCGCAACGATCAAAAAGAAACGGTGCGTTGTACTTCGGGACGAAAAAGAGTTGGTGAGGGAATCTATATTGAACGAGGTGCTATTGCGGTACGACACGGCCAACGAATCAGGTGCATTATCTGCCCATTATGACCGGCTGGACACCGGCATTAAGGAAAGGAAAACCGGTGAAATGCTGGTATTTACAAAGGGTTTCCGGGCCAGCGATAGCCAGAAGAAAGCAAATTTAAAATCCATATCCAACATCGATATAGCGGTAGTTGAGGAAGCGGAAGACATAAGGGATGAAGAAAAGTTTAACACATTCGCTGACTCAATACGCAAAGAAGGTTCTTTGATAATCATTATCCTTAATACGCCGGACATTCAGCACTGGATCATTAAGCGGTATTTCAATATGAAGCCGGTCGTTATTAACGGGCAAGTGAAGGATGGGTACTTCGATATATCGCCTAAGCAGATAAAAGGCTTTTTGTGTATTCAAACGAGCTTTGAGGATAATCCGTACCTGCCGACCCACATTATTGATAATTATCGGGGCTACGGCAATCCTGAAAGCCATTTGTTCAATGAATTTTACTATCTGACAGCGATAAAAGGTTATGCCAGCACAGGGCGCAAGGGGCAGATACTAACGAAGGTTAAGCCGATCAAGCTGGCTGAGTACATGAAGCTGCCATTTAAAGAGTATTACGGCCAGGATTTTGGCACAGCTTCGCCTGCCGGTACGATCGGTGTTAAGTTCGACAAGAACCGGGTGTATGCCCGCCAATTGAATTATAAGCCGCTCAGTACGTTGGATATTGCCCGGATGTATTGCTCAATGCGTTTGACCGATAGCGACGAAATAATAGCGGATAGTGCAGAACCAAAGAGCATAAGCAAGCTAAAGAACGGTTACCGGGGCGAAGAACTGGCAACGGAAGACTTTATTAAGTACCCACGCCTGGCAGTAGGGTTTAATGTAAAAGCAGCCGACAAGGGCCAGGACAGCGTGAGAAACGGATTAGACCTGCTTCAGTCACTTGACCTATATGTGGTTGAAGAATCGACGGACTTTTGGAATGAGGTTTACAACTACATATGGGAAGTGGATAAAAACGGTAATCCAACCGGTGAACCGATCGATGAATTTAACCACCTTATTGATCCCTGGCGGTATGTAGTGCAGAAACACAAGAAGGGGTATAAGGTTTACGAATAAACATAAACGCTTTCCCGTAATAAGTAACGGGCAGCAATATGATAGTAGATGATCAGCTTCTTAAAAGGGTTGTAAAAAACAATCCTGTCGCAGCTTTGTTGGCGGAGGCGCGCAAAGATGCCTCTTTGCTTAATGCGCATATTACTGGGGCCGGGCTGGACACCATTATCCGAACCGATGATTACTTTGAAGATGATCAGAAAAAGAACCTGAAGCAGAAGTATGCCCGATCAAACCGTGATCTATTTGCCCGCATTCACCGCCCCATTGATAAGGTATTCACGGCAAAGGGTGGCAGCACTATTTACAACTTGCCTCAGGCCCAGGAAAAGAAATTATCGGCCTACCTTGCAACAATCCGCAATGGAATGTCATTACGTAAGTGGATAAAGGCAATGGCCCTGCCCGCTTATGAGATCGACCCCATGGGCGTTATATTTATGGAGTTGGACGCCGACAGAAACCCGTACCCCACGTATCGCTCCACATCTGACATATTCAGCTATAAGCTGAATGGCCGCAAACTGGAATACATCATCATTAAGATCAATGGCAATGATGTTCGTCTAGCTGGCAAGAATATGGGTGTGCCAGACGCCACATTGGACGGAATTTTTGCAAAACTCCCTTCACTCAATTCTACTCCAAAGTTTTTACGGGTTGTAGATGACGTTTCAGACCGCATATACCGCCTGGAAGATGGACAGCAGTATGTTGAGGTGCCGGAACTCACATTGCCCAATTACTGGCTCTATGTGCCCGGCATGATCGTGTCTGACCTGGTTAAGTATAATAGTCAATGCTTCCAATCGCCGGACGCCGACATTGTAGAGCTCGCAAATGACTTCCTTACCGATTGCTCCGTTTTCAACATCTGGAAGAAATTACACGGCTACCCGAAAGCGTGGCGCACTAAAACTTCCTGTTCAACCTGTATGGGCAGTGGCCTTGTACGTGGGGTCGAATGCCCTGATTGCGGCGGTACTGGTAGTAAGAAGAAAGCCACCGTTCGGGATGAACTTATAGTGCCGATTCCAGATGATGGGAAAATGCCGACGACCTTCGGCGGTTATATAACGCCTGATATTACAGGCTGGCAATTGATGCGTGATGAAATGACCACGCTGGAAGATATGATGTTTATGACGAGCTGGGGTACGATAGTGAAGCGGCCAACAGATACAGCGCAACCGGAAACAGCCACCAGCGAATTTATCAATGCGCAGGCTATCAATGAACGCCTGCCTGATTACAGTTCTTGGGCTGAAACAATTGAAACCTTCATCATTACAGCCGTAGGGCAAATCATGTTCAACCCTGGTTATCAGGGCCCGAGTGTCAACTATGGTAACCGTTTTATCATCGAGGGGCCGGATGTTATATGGAATAAATATGCCGATGCCCGGGCAGAAGGAGCACCACAGGCCGCATTGGATGGCCTGCTGAGGGATTATTACGAATCCAGGTACGAAGGCAGCCCAATGGACTTAAACAAGGCTCTTAAGCTCATGAAGGTTGAACCCTGGACACATCTCACCATTGACCAGGTGCAAGCATCATCGGCCCTTCAGGTTGATAAGATTGCCAAAACATACTTCAGTGAGTGGATATCAACCAAAACCGATATGGAGATATTGAGCACAGATGAACAAGCGCTACGTGATGACCTTATGGCCTATGCGGAAGAAAAAAATGAACAGTTCAAGGATCAACAGGCCGAAATGCTGGAGCAACAGCAGGCGGCAGCAGACGCGGGGCTATCTGCAGAAGATAAGGCGATCGGCAATGCCAGAAAAAGTAAACAGAAAAGCCGCATTCAAAAAGGGATGAAGCAAGTTCAACAATAAAGGTCTATGGATACTATAAACATCTCCGCTAAAATTATGGAAGGTAAAATGTTATTCCGCGTGAATGATGGAGAATGGAAAGAAGAAATTAAACTTCCCAGTGCGGTGGATCATCAAGTAATTATGAAGTATGGCTCAGTAACTGTTGTTCAGGTTTCATTTCCTATAGAGTTTGTAAACGAAGAAAATCAATCAATAAATTAATATGGCAATACACCACACCCGCCTTAAAAAGGCCATGACACTAATCGGGGAAGAAAAAGAAGTACCCAAGATCATTCAACTGCTTTCGCAAGCAGATTATAAGGATGAAGAAATTCAGGAAATATTACAGGGTGCTGCATTTGCGACTAACGGCCCGGCAAAAATTGACGAAGCCCAAATAAGTAAGTTGGCGGAGGCAGATAATGCCCCTGTAACGGTTAACCTGGCCGATCCCGCAGTATTGGAAACCGGTACTGTTGTTGGCTATGGAGATAAGCCAGTTGCAGCAAAATCCAAATACGCCGACTTTGATGTACTCATGGGAAAGGCCATCACGAAGCAATACCGCCACATAAGCGGGGAGACGCGAAGCTATATCAGCCATTTCCAACTAAGCGAAAAAGTGAAAACCGTCCGCATTGAACCGGCACTGGCTAAAGACTTTAATCGGTTCGCCATTGGATTTATTGATAACCCGGGATTGATGTACTTCCCCGCCGGCACTAAGCAGGTGGGCGACATTCAGACCTACCAGGACCCAACCTACAAGCCTATGAACGAAACCACTGTCACTAACGAATTCATGGATTAATTATGCCTATAAAGAATTTAGAAGCAATCGGAAAGCTATTAAAGATCGATCCAGCGAAGTTGCTGGAAGCCGAAAAGAGTGACCAGGAAGTTGAGGTTGAAGTGCCTGCCGACCTGCAGGTATTTACTAAAGCAGAACTGGAAACGCGAGAAAACAACCTTAAATCGACCAACATCGAAGCCGGTAAAGAAATCATGGTTAAGGAACTGAAGAAAGCAACCGGGTTGGAATTCGCGGGCAAAGATCCTGAGAAATTCATCAACGAGTATAAAGCCAAAGTACTCAAGGATGAAAACATTTCCGTCGATGATAAGATTAAAGAAAAGGATAAAACCATCGAGGGCCTGCGTAAGAACATCACCGAACGCGACACAGAGATCACCGGACTAAAGGCAAAAGCTACCCAGGCCGAAGGTGAAGCAAAGATGCTCGGTTATTTTCCTAAAGATAGAAACAGCATTCTGACAGATAAGCAATACATCAATCTTTTAAAAGATGAATATGAGCTTACGGAATATGAGGGCAAACCTGCGATTAAAAACCTCAAAACCGGCGAGATCGAGAAAGATAAAACGACACTCGCGCCATTGGAGCCCGCCACTGTTATCAAAGGGCATTTTGAAAGCGCTAAGTGGGTTGCATCACCAACCGATACGAAACAAGGACCCGGCGGCCGGGGTGCCAGCGACTCCACCAACCCAGGAGGGATCACCAACATGAAACAATTTAAAGAGCATGCCGCGGCGCAGGGCTGGAGCCTGAACGGCCAGCAGGCGCAGGCAGAGCTCAGCAAAATAACAACCGCCAATCCTAATTTCGACTTTAGTACGCAATAGGGTGTGTTTTGTAGCTGTTATAAAACCGTCTCATGAAAATGGGGCGGTTTTTGTAATTTTAACTTATGGTAAAAGCAGACGAATTACGAATAGGCAATTATGTATGGCACGATGGCAAGGTGATTATTGTTGACGGGATCGATAACGCCAATGATTGCATAATGGTCGCAGATCGTCATATTCCAATTCCCTGCGATGAAATTGACAGCGTACCAGTTACAAAACAGTGCTTAAAAGCCTATGGCTTTACAAAAAACGAAGAACATGGTTTTTGGTTTAGAAATAAATTGGTAATCTGGTATGATGATTCAGATGCGCCCGGGATTGTAGGCGATTTCCGTTTTGAGTTTGGCAACGAGCTGCTTATAATTGAGCATGTTCACCGCTTGCAAAACTTATATCACAGCATATATTCAGAAGAACTCACTATAAAAGAAACTATATGATTGCTAAAAGATATGAACGGGCTATAATAGCCCATCGGGAATTACAACTCACAATGTATGTAACAAAGCCTTTTAAGAAGATAATAAGGTTGTGGTGGCTTAAAATAGTAATGCGTTATTGGGGCATACGGTTTAAAATGACAAAAGCCCATTAAAGGGCTTCGGGCTTTTCTCAACGCGGGCAGCGTTATCGCTGTATTTGATCCTTGCGTTTTTGATTTCTGGGCGGCCAGTCCCGGCTTTAAAAGTACATAAATTTCAGTATTTTTTGAATATTCAGAATATTTCCTACCTTCACACACGGGGATGTTCCCCACAAGCAGAAAAGGCCGGTGGCCTAAAGCATTCTTACAGGTTGTAAGTCCATTTATTCACACTCTGAATAATGGCAGATTATGTTTCTTCGGCCCTCTTGGCCTTTCAATCTAAAATCAATAAAAAGTACAATCAGGCAGAATTAAGGGAGCAACAGAACCCTATACTGCGTGTAGCACTGGGTAACCAGGACTTCACGGTTGCCGATGTTAAAGCAATCAAAGAATCGGATAAGCGTGCTGTTAAAGCATATGCGCTGAAAAAGATTGCCGCCACAAACGGCACGGCCCGTTCTTACAATCACACCGGCAGCCAGGGCGATTCTGCTGAAATCTCACTCAGCTGGTCAACCTTCAGTGAAACAACTGGCGTATTTATGCAGTCGGGTTATGACAACATTTTTGATACCATCACTATGTTGGATAACCAGATAATGCAGAAGCAGCGTATCCTGCGTGAACGCATTGGCGCGTATATCCTGGGCCAAGTGCACACCAACCGGTCACAGAATTATGTAGGCACTCCACGCAATGGCACCTGGAACGGCACCAACTACGCCTTTGAGATCGATGATAACGATAAAAACCGGTTCTGGTATAATGCCGCTTCGCTTATGCGTCAGCAGAAATACTATGATCAGTTCATCGCAATCGCCGATCCCATCACAATGAAGCTGGCCGACTTCCTGGGCGCACAAGGCCAAGGGAACGCCACTAACCTGAGCTACCAGTTTAAAGACTTCATTCCCAACGGCATCATGGAGCATGCTTTGCTGGGTGATTCTGTATCGAGCGAATACGCCAACGGTACAGCCCTCGTAATGCCACAATATGCGTTCTCGGTTATCCCCTGGATTCCGAAGATCAATCGCGCTGGCGCAGGCGATTACGAAGACTATAACGGTGGATGGGGCACAATTCCTGATGCAACCGGTCTTCCGCTGACTTATGCCGTACATGGCTGGGCGCAACGTGCTGATGGTTCCAGCAATGGTTCAGTGGTGCAGGATTGGAAGATCGAACTAGAATTGTCTGTTGACATTGCGTTCAATACTGACTTCCACAGCACCAGCGGCGAAAGCTCAATCTTCGAATTTGGCTTAAATAACCTGCCATAATCAACTATCACTTAACCAGCATTAAAACAAGATCAATGAAAAAGTTCATTATTCTTTCAATGCTTGCGATGGTAGTAGGAATGGCCACGCAAGCCCAGCGAGCGACTTTATTTCCGCTCGTTGTTGGTGATTCAGTTATTACCAGTTCCAGCCGTGATACAGTAACAAAAATCATCACCGCTACGGCTGGATATTCCGCATTGGGCATTGAGGTTGTAGGCACAAAGTTATCAGGCACAATATCAGCCAAAGCATACCTCTACGGCTCTGTGAGTGGAATCAATTACGAGTTAACTGATTCCAGTGCGGCGTTTGCAAACCAAACGACAAACACTGCCTTTTTCAAAAAGACAGGTGGGTTGCCATATGTGTTTTATAAAGTGACGGTGCAGGACCCTATTGGCGGCGCATCGAGCACGCAATCGATGCAAGTTCGAGTATACTATGTATTAAGGCGCCATGATTAAACCCATTCCCATAGTAGGCGGTGGTACCGGGCAATTCGATCCGGTCGCGGATGCAACCAGTGTGTTTATACCGGTTCTTGCCGGGCAGGACGCATGGGTTGAACGATCTGGCTATGGCACGCTCACTCCCAATAATTACCAGATTGTTGGGGACGGGCATATCAACTTGCTTAACGGTCTGAAATTCTCGGCCAGTGAAGTTTATAATATTCACGCCTCAGGGCTTCAGATCGCCGGTACCCCCGGTAACTATTCGAACGGGTTTAAATCTACAGTAGTAAATGCGTTGCTTTCCCGGCTGGGATGGATGCAGCCAACACGTACAGGCTTTACCCTCGATACGTTCAATACGACCTCGATAAGTGGTCGGTATTTCAATGATGGCTCATTCCATGCAATAGTTACCCCCGAGAATATCAGGCAGGCCCAGGAAGATGCTGAAGTAACAGAAGGCGAGTTTAACGCTTACCTGTTGACGCTGCAAAAGTCTTCCATCATGAAGGCCCTTAATGCAGTGTTCAATAAAAACGAGCGATTAGAACGCACATTGTTATTTGAAAGGTTCGGGCGTAATGACTACACATTCACCAACACAGGTGCTTTTGTAGGCATCCTGCTTCGGCCAGGTAGAAAAGAAGGGCTTTCGATCCAGGTCAATAGCGTATCGCTGTACTTCGATTCGGATGTAACCTTTAATCTATACCTGTTCCATGAAGCTAAGAAAACACCTGTATGGACTCAATCGGTAACCGCTGTAGCTGATGAACAAACGGTTGTCAACTTCTCAGAAGTAATTGTAAGCTATCTGGAAAATAATAAATCCGGCAATTTCTATTTGGGTTACTTCCAAAATGATTTAGGATCGGCCAAAGCCTATAACGAAATCGTTGAGCGCTTCAATCCTACCTACAATTTTGCGATGTACCCGGTGGAAATGGAGGCGTTACCAGGTAATTACATCAACCGGAACAAAATCAACTACACCTACTCAACACATGGCCTGAACGTCGATGTAAGCGCTTTTAGGGATCATACTGAAAGAATCCTTACTAATCCTTACCTGTTTGATAACCTGATTGGGCTAAACATGGCGGCCATGGTGGTGGAAATGATCAACAATTCCACCAGGGAAAACAAAACGCAGCGCATTACACAGGAGCAATCACAGAAGTTATATACAGACCTGCAGCTTGCAGGCCCGACTGATGACTTCCCTTACATGGCGGGGCTTAAAAACCAGATTGCAAGGGAAGTGAAACGGGTAAAGGAAGAATTCTTTCCCTGCCCCAAAATCAGCAATGTTGAGCACAACACCAATGATCTATTGGATTACGGAATGCAGCAACCTGACTTTTTCAGATACTGATGATTTATTTAAAAACAAACCCGGTTGGCCAGGATTGGTATATACAGCAAGCGCAAACGCAGCTGTATAATGGCCTACTTGCCACATGGGGCATGGATGAGTCAGTATATGCGTGTTATGGCCGCTGTTATCGTAATAAAGTGAACGACAGTTATATAGCGCAGATATACAATGGGATTGAATATAACGAAGTCTATTGGGATGACAACTTAACTGCAATATCCTTTTTTGGCAATGGCGAAAAGACAGATATATATAGCGGGAATAAAGTACCCATTCACCTGGTGATGTTCGTAAACCTGTCGAAGATTAAGGGCGGGATTTTACACCGGCCTGATGAAGAAGCAAGGCAGGATGTAGGCGCTATTATGGGGCAGAACTGCTTCAGCTTGCATTATGTGAGTCAGGAATTGTGGGTAGAAAATGTGTTACGTGAATATCCAGGCTCTCGGCGTGATGAACGGCTTAAATCAGTAGACCAACATCCTATACACTGCTTCAGATTCAATTACAATCTATTCTATAACCCAAACAAAAATTGTTAAAGATATGGCTCTCAATTTATGCGGATTAATTGGTGACAATACGGGACCCGTCCCTTGCGATGTGACCAGGGGTGTGCCTAAGTTCGCTTTCGTTGGTGGCAAAGTGTTTCAACCGAGTGATTATGCTACCGGCGCGGCATTTCAAACTGCTTTAAAGGCGTCCGCCAAACTTCCAAACGGCAACACTTCAAAACTGTTTCCTTTCCCAGAATTTCAGGGCAACGCAGATAAAACTGATGCCAACAAGGAAGGCACGCTCGGCTATGGATTTAAACAAGTATTGCTGGAGGGCCGGCCAGCTTATGAATTTGATGCCCTTGTCGGACAAACCCAATATCAAAAGCTGCGTAAGTTTAACCGTACCATTGCGCCCGTTTTTATATCCGACGACGCTAATAACATGTGGGGCGTCTATAAAACCGATGGAACTTTTGTTGGCAATGATGCTTACATCTTTGTTACCGGTAATACTTTCGGCGACGGTTCAAAGAATGTTGTTGTAAAGATTACATTCAGCTTTGTCTCCGTAGGTGATTTCCATGACAGTAGTGCTTATTTTCCGCTGAATTTCAACCCCAGTGAAGTGAAAGGATTGCTGGATGTGGTGCTTTCAGAGGCATCAGCCAATTCAACAAATGTGTACCATATCGCAGCTAACGTCCTTACTGCAAAGCTCGGAACAAAGATCAACGCCGCCTCAACATTTGGTGATGATCTGGCTGATGAAGCATTATGGACATTGGCAAAAGATGCTGACGGCTCAAGCGTTACCATCACTTCAGTGGCATTGGCAACAGCTGGTACGTACTATGACTTCACCATTGATAGCACCGCGTATACGGCCCTGACATCAGGCGCTAAGCTGCGTATAGGCCTTGCAAGCCCTGCAACGCTCGATGCAGCAAGTGTAACCGGTATTGAAGCGCCTGATTACCTCATTATAACTAAACCATAATGAAGTATAAAAGAATAGGCTTTAATGGCCGTCACTTGGCCGCCATGCCATTCGATCAGTTCAGCAAGGAAATTGCTCACCAGCTTAACGAAGCCGAGCAAAAGGATTTATACGGCCTTTTACAATTAAAATATCCGGGAGTGGCGAAAGTTACTCCCGTTACCAGTGACAATAATATCGCTATATCAGAAGGTGCAGACGCTGGAAGCGCAGACGGATCAGTTGATAACGAGCAGCCTGGAACAAACAAAAGACGCGCTGCTCGATCATAACCGCGATCAGCTTTATGACGGCAAAACCAGGGATGGCAGGGATTTAAGTCCAACCTACCAGGAAGACCCGTATTTCGCAACACCTGAGGCCGCGCAAGCGTATAGTGACTGGAAAGATCGAATAACGCCGAACTCAGTCAGGAGGCCCGGCGTTCCAAATTTGTTCATAAATGGGTTTTTGTATAATTCGATGGGCATTAAAATAAGTGGCCAGAATGTGTTTTATTCAGCGTCAGCGCCATTTGGCAGCGAAGTAGAACAAAAGTTCACTGACAAGATATATGGACTTGGTGGTGTCTATAAGCAGGAATATTTGAAAGAAAGTTTAGGCCCGGTTTTCAGGAAGTCAATTACAACAGTCATCGGTTTAAAGTTTAACAGGGTATGAGTTGCGAAGGATGTCATATATTTGCCAACGGCCAGGCTGACGCGATAAGCGCGGTACGGGCTGCTGCAAAAAAGTATGGGGAAGAACAAAAAGTTTCGGTTGCCATTTGGCAGGAAGGATTCGACTGGTTCTATGGACCAGCCACAACAGCCATTGCCACCGGAAAGCCAATCCGCGACATTCTACCGTTCAATCAGCAATCTACCTTTGTATAAATACCGGGATTGCGTCATAAACGATAACCTGGCAGCTCTTATAATTACTGGTTTCCCATCGGAACAAGATTTACGTTCCGCCTGGTTGGATATACGACAGGAGTATGCTGATATTATCGGTGACAATGAACAGAAGAACTACCTCAATGCATTAAAGGAGGTAAATATATTGAACTGCACATTGGAACAGATAAAGATCTGCATCGAATGGCTGGGCAAATGTCTCGCCTTTCTTCCAAACCCAGCTGTTCAGGAATATGTAAACAAATTCGGCTCCGATCTTAACGGTTTTCTGGATGCGGCTTTTGTTTTTGACTATAACGATCCAGAGCGTTATAAAGATAACCTTGTCAAAGCCGAACGACGCAGCAAGGGGATTAAGTTGTCGCTCGATGTGGCACTTGTAAACGAAGAAGCCCTACGGCCGGCCGCTGACCAGCAGAAACCAGACGACGCCTACTTTCAAAATATACTCATAAACCTGTCAGATGCGGCAGGCTACTACATTACAGACACCATCACAGTTCTTGAATTCGCACAGCGAATAAAAAGACTGAACGATGGCAGAAGAATTAATTTCGGCATACATTGACCGGGCGGCCATAAAGGCCGATACGGATTATTTTCTACAACAAATAAAGCTAGTCGTTGACGCATATACGAATCTTGGAAATTCCAAGTTCAATTTGTCGTTTGCCGACTCCATTCGTTCTACTACCACGAACATTAACCAGTTAAACGAATCCCTTAAACAAACCACCACTGTTTCTCAGCAGGCGGCAAAAGCTGTTGAAGTTAACGCCGCTGCCTTTCGTACTGAATCAGTAAGCATAGATGAAAATCTAAAGCTGCTGATTCAGAATAAGACCGCATTAGAAAAAGTTCAGGACGCCAAAAAGCTGTATAAAAAGCAGCTAGATGATGGTAAGATCAGCCTGGAACAATACACCAATAAAGTAGTCGAAGCCACTAAACGTGAGCTTGAATTCAAACAATCTATCGCAGATATTAACGCTGAGCTTAAAAATTCAGCAAAGGCCGATTTTGCGGCCCCCAATTCCATCAATGAAGCCAGGGCAAATATTGGCATTCTTACCAAGGAAAGAAATGCAACCGATGTAAACGATGTTGAGCGGATAGCTGAACTGAACCACCTTATAGATGTAAATAACCAACTGATCGATGCAAACAGCGATAAGTTAGCAAAGCAGAAAATAAATATCGGTAACTACCCGACTGCCTTCTCGGGCGCCTTCAAATTCTTGAATGATGAACTAGCAACGATAGAAGGGAAATTAGCAGGACCTGGTTTAAGTGGTAAGGAAATTGAAAACCTTGCATTAAAACAGGATGTATTGCGCAATGCAACGGCGTTGGTTGGCAAGGAATTCAGCACCACCACTGCTCAGCAGAACGCCTTTAAAGAAGCAGCGACCCAAATAGGAGTTGTGTTCGGAAAGGATAGTGAAACATTTCAACAATTCAATACACATGTTAAAGCCGGTAAGGCAGAACTTGATGGTGTAAAGAATGCTATGTCCGGCGCTGAAGCAGCTGGCAATAAATTCGGCAGGGCTTTAGGCGGAATATGGAGCGGCATTCGTCAAATCGCTTACGCATTGCCTGGTGTTGGCATTGCCAGCCTTGTGGGGCTATTATTAACACCGCTCAGTGCATTGGGCGCAGAACTATTCAAATTCGTTAAGACCTCCGACGATGCTGGTAAGGCAACTGAAGATCTAAATGAAAAACTGAAATCTCAGGCTGAAATAATAGAAGAAACAAAAAGTAAATTCAGTTCCGCTGCTGCAAATGTTGCAGAGCTAAAAGAGCAAGTCGAGCTGGCCAAACAAGGATTTCTTGATAAAGATCAGGTAGTAAAACAGTACAACGAGACTATGGGCAAAACCGTTGGAACTGTTAAAGATCTTGACCATGTAGAGCAAGAATTGGCACAGAACGGTGAGGCATATATCAGATTTACTTTATTAAAAGCCGCTGCCCAGGTAGCCTATGGGAAAGCAGCAGAACAGGCATTTGAAGCAGAACAAACATCGAGAAAAAAAGCCGAAGAATTTAAGAATACATTTACCGACGTACATGTAGTTGCCTTTGGTTCCACATCCTTCAATGCGCGTGATTATGAATATCAGCAACAGCAAATAAAAACCGCCCAGGAAAAACGTAAGCAGGAAGAAGTTGCCAACCAGAAAGACAAGGAACAGAAACTGCTTGATATTGCAAACGACTTTGAAAAACAAGCAGCGGAAATTTCAAAGAACTTCCACTTCAGTTTTTTTGGTAACGGCAAAGAAGATACTAAGTTAAAAGAATTTATTCAGAAGTTCTTTGCCGAAGAGTTAAAAGCTCAACAAGATGCCTATACTAAAATTTCACAATCCGATAGCGTTTATTTAGATACCCGCCTGGCAGCCAGGAAAAGAGCTTATGAACTGGAATACCAGATCATCGAAGGTCAGAAAAACTATGAATTAGCTGTAGAAAAAAATAAACTGGATTCCGTTATCAATTATGCTAAGTCTAGCAAAAACGAAAAAATAAATGCCCAAAATGAATATGCTACTCGTGTTAAAGAGATCAATGAAAAAGTAGCTTTTCAGGAAAAAGACGCTGCCCAAAAACTTAGCATAGACCTGGGTGTAATTCGCAGAAAGCAGATCGATGATGATATCGCCTTAATAAAAAAGGAACAGGAAGAAATAGCCGCTTTAGATAAAAAGAAACTCGACGATGAATTAAAAGCCGAACAAGACCGAATTAAACGCAGGCAGGATCAGGATGCTATTAATCAGGATACCAAATTGCGGGTACTGGATCTGGAATATCAGAAAAAACTGATCAGTGAAGAAGAATATCAGAAAAAGCGGTTCGAGATCGAGAAGTATTACTCGCTGAAGCGGCAGGCCGATGCTATTGATGACCTGGAAAAACAAATACAAAAGGCTAAGGATGCTGGCCAAAATACTTTAGAGCTTGAACGAAAGACAGCCGATTTACGAGCGTCCATTGATGACGAGTTAACAAAAAGGTTGCTCGATAACCGGGATAAGTTAGCGCAGAAAGAGAGAGAGGTTGCGAACCAGGTTATTGGGGCGGTTCAATCACTGGTCGATAACGGTTATGAACGGCAAAAAAATGCCCTCCAGGATCAAATAGATGCCGTCGATACCAAAAAGCAAAAGGAAATCGACGCTGTTAACGCTTCACTCGATAGTGAAGAAAAAAAAGCTGCGCAGATCGCAATAATAAATGCACGCGCGGATGATCAAAAGGCGCAGCTGGAAAAGAAACAAAAGGAGCAGGATGTAAAGAAAGCTCAGTTTGATAAGTTGATAGGCATCTTGCAAGTAGGTATTGAAACGCAAAAAAACGTGTCCTCATTGAGTGGGAAAGCAGCACAGGCGAAGGCTGAAGCGGCCTTACTTGCAGCCAATCCGCTGACAGCGGCCTATGCTCCTATTGCAACCGCAGCTGCTGCCGCAATTGCCGCCCAAATACCTCTTGCATTGGCGCAAGGTGCAATACAGGCCGGACTAATAGCTGCACAACCCATTCCTAAATATAAATCTGGTATTGGTAACCACCCTGGTGGTCTAATGTGGGCTGGTGATGGCGGCAAGTCAGAAATAGTTATTCCACCCGACGGTAATGCCTTCACAACGCCATCAGTTGCCACCTTGTATGACATGCCAGCTGGAACAGTAGTATTACCCGATGCAAACCAAGCAATCGAACAATCATTCAACATGATGTACAAACCACTTTTGCCGGCGATGGCTGGTAGTGGTGATATGCAAATGAAAATGATTTCCAAGAAACTTGATGCAGTTATTAATGCCATAAACGGCATACCCGGCACGAAAGTAACCAACACATGGAGTGGCGTTAATGCATCCTATGAAAATGTTTCCAGGCAATGGGAGTATATAAACCGTAATACGCAATCATAATGCAGGGACCAGACTTTTTATATTTCCTTTTGAATGATAAAAACCAGTTCTACTATGTCAGCGGAACTCAGGTACTTACCACTGGTTTGCCTACACCACTGACATATACACCCGACGGCTGGCAGGATATTTCCATTTTCTTTGAGCGCAATAAAAAATACTTTGCTATCGATCGGTCATTTTCCTACCCTATGAACTTTGTGGAGGATGGTGCCCGTATTCTTAAGGACCGGTTTTATAATTATGGCGTTGAGGACAAGGTTTATCTTCTTATTGCTGAGCAGGTACTGGATTTTGATGGTGCCACTTATGGTTTCCGATACCAGAAAATGTATAAAGGAGAGATTGACTTCAGTACATTTTCTCATCAAGGGCCAAAAGTTACTGTGAATATGATGGAAGGCGATTTGGTTAAATTTATAAAGGCTAACGAAAGCACAGAATACGAGATACCATTGGGAAATGATGCCGAGGTGATCGATCTGGATGGAGTACCCTTGCAGGAAAAAGGCAACTTCAACGTAGTAAGTGATTTTGAAATTAAAAAATCGGTATTCGGTGAGTTCTTTTTTTTACCGGTTAATTACCTGGGGAGTGATGGCAAATCAACCGGCATATCCTTTTCAACTCAATCAATAAAGGATATGTCGGGCAAGAGCTGGACTGACAAGCTCAATGATGATGATTACATGGGTCTTGGCGATGATTCAATTTCTGGAACAACCAACGCTACTGTGATCGGCGTTGTTGAGTTTAAGTGTACTGTAAACGATCCCCCCCTTGGGTTCCGCGTCAGGTTTATCAGGTCGAATCAGGAATTGGTAAACCAAAATGATTATCAAATATTTGATGCCGGATCAGTGTCCCCAGGGCATACTTATACGTTTAATATCAACAAAACCATTCCACTTCAGCCAGGAGAAAGGTTATACCTGGAAGGCATCTATTATGGCGGGGTAACCGGCGCAATCGACATTGGAATATCATTTACCGAAAATACTTCAATAAAAGTAACGTATAAAAATACATTCCGGGCAACTACAACAAAGGCTTACCGACCATCGATATTGCTTCAAAAAATACTCGATAAGGTTACTGGCGGCGGCTATCAGGTCGTAAGCTCGTTGCTTACGGGCGACAATGATCTTCGGATGTTGACGTCCGGGGACGCTCTGCGCGGCCTGTCTGGCGCAGTAATTAAAATTAGCCTTCTGAAATTCTTTCAACTGTTCGACATGCAGCTCGATGCGGCCATGGGGCCAATCAACAATGTTTTATACTTTGAAAATAAAACATGGTGGTATTCGAACTCCACGGTAATTGATCTCGGTAGCGTTACAAACCTAAAAGTTAATCAG